TCATATCAGTTTCCCGGTCAGAAGCTTCAGGCTGGCCGCCGGAGACTTTCCCTCGTAGAGGATGCCATAGACGGCCCGCGCGATCGGCATCTCGACGCCGTAGCGCTCGTTGATCCTCATCACGCATTCGGCCGCGTAATACCCTTCGGCCACCATACTCATCTCCACGCGGGCCGCCTCGACCGAGTAGCCCTTGCCGATCATCAGCCCGAACCGGCGGTTGCGGCTGAACTGCGAATAGGAAGTGACGAGCAGGTCCCCGAGATAGGCCGATGCGAACGTATCGCGCTGCGCAGGATAGGTCTCGGCCATAAAGCGCGACATCTCCATCGCCGCGTTGCTGATCAGCACGGCGACGAAGTTGTCGCCGTAGCCCAGCCCGAGCGCGATGCCGACGGCCATCGCGTAAATGTTCTTGAGCACGGACGCATATTCTATGCCGTAGATGTCGGTCGAATAGCTCACGCTGATATAGGGCGTTCCGATCTTCTCGCCGAGCGCTCGCGCGTTTTCAGGCTCCTTGCATACGGCCGTCAGATAGGAAAGCCGCTCGAGGGCGACTTCCTCGGCGTGGCACGGGCCCGACACGATGCCGAGCTGGCAGAACGGCACGCCGTAGCGGCGGTTGACATACTCGGCGACGGTCACCAGCTCGCCGGGCACGATCCCTTTGATGGCCGAGATCACGAACTTGTCCGAAAGCGGCTCGGCGAGCGGCTCGAGCGTCGTCTTCAGGTAGACCGACGGAACGGCCAGCACGATCACCTCGGCAGAGCGGACCGTCTCGTTCAGATCGTCGGAGGTCCTCAGACGACCGGTATCGAAATGCACGTCGCGCAGATAGCGCGGATTGGTCTCGTCGCGGCGGACGGACTCCAGCACCTCGCGGTTGCGGATGTACCAGCCTACGGATGTCTCGTTCTCGAGCAATATCTTGACCAGAGCGGTCGCCCAGCTGCCGTACCCGATCACGGCGCAGCGGGACTGCCTGTCGATTCTGAAAGCCATGCCAAAAAGTTTCGCGTCCGGCAAATGTACGAACTTATTCGCTAATTCCGTCGTCTGCCGACAGAAAGCAGACCGGAGGAAAGAACGCGCCTCCGCCCGGAAAGCCGATTTCCCGGACGGAAACGCAACGCGCGGCGCGCTTTTCGCGTCTATATTACGCAACGGAACGGACGCTTCCCGGCCGCGGGCTAAAAAAACTCCCGCCTCGCTGTCGGGAGTCCGGCTCTTTTATAAGGGGGATAACGAAACGTATATAGAGGGACCGACAGGAAACGACGGTATTATATTGTACGACAAGTAGATGTGTGATATACCCCAGACGCGCCGCACAAAACGAAACGTATAATTTGATATAATTTCGGTATAATAATTCGAGCGAAAACCGGACGCCGCTATAATGTCGGTATAACGTCGAGGGCAGAATCCAAGCGATTCCGCCCTTTTTCTTTGAATTCGCGGCCTCGTGTATGTCAAAGGTATTTTTATGGCGCTATAAAGGCTGTTTTAAGAGCTGTCAAATGGCGTAGGAACGGACATGGTTGCCCCATCTTTGAGTATAGTTGAGTAGATGCTGAAAATTGGGTAATATCCGGATAAGACGGACAGAAAGACGGACAACTAAGACGGACAAAATTTTAAGATAAGACGGACAAAACCCGGTTTTGGACCCCCTCTAAAATAGAGGAAACTGCCCGGAATTTTGAGTTAAACCCCGAAAATCGGCGAATAGAAGGCAGGAAACTGCCCACTCCGTTACGGGTTGATTTTCATTCAAACAACTTATATTCAATAAATTAACATCTTTTATCCTGATTTGAGTGTGTGTGCACCCCATTTTATGAGTGTGTGAGGGATAGACGCGAGGCTATCGTATGGTATTGTAACGTACACTCGCTTTCACCAGCGCAAGAGCGCGGATCATCGAAATAGGAATGTCTTTGGGCTCGTGGTGTTGGTTATGACTGACGAGCTTCACACAATTTTCCTGATCGGATTTGTGAATGTATTTGATCGTCACGAACTCGTCTCCATCGACATTAGCAGATATCAGGTACATTTCACCCCAAAAGATACCGTGTTGCATATCGTGCACCTGTTTATAGAGAACAATATCACCGCTTTTGAGTAAAGGATACATCGAATCCCCCCGTACATAGACGGCCCCATCACAAGTAGGTAAGTCTGGAAGAGAAATATAGCTGATCGGAATTCTTGCATTGACATCATCGAACAAGGAGACCAACCCGGCCGTCGCCTCCAAATTATAGAGAGGAATGCGCTGAAGAGGCACGAGGTTATCGGTTTTGAGTGGGAATTTCTCTTGCACTCGGAGCTCCGCCAGTTGACGGTCTTGTTCCTTGATCATCTCCCCTTCCCCAGTGAGGAGCCAGTCCGCAGACACTCCGCTACATTTTGCATATATCAATTCAGCATCAAATGTATTTCGGGCGACCCAAGCGCTTACAGTTTGAGATGACACGCCCAACATATTGGCAAATTGTGCCTTATTCCCTTTTGTAAACTTATTGACGAGAGCTAAAACCATTGATGATTTGTTCATAATCGCCCTATTTATCCGCGTTCTGTAAATATTAGTTACAAAATATTTGTTTATACTCTACAAATTGTATATATTTGTATCGTTGTTTTAGATAAACAATGCAGTAAAGATAGGTAATAACGAATTATAAACCTTATGGAAAAACAAATTTTGTTGCCTCCGGCTGTTCTTCGGGAACTTCGAGAGACATTTCACGTACATCAGGTCGTACTGAACCGGGCACTCCGGTACGCAGGTAACAGCTCCCGTGACAATATGTTGCGGCATGCGGCCCTTCAGCGGGGCGGAATGATCTACCGGGGCATCACTGCTCCGAAGGGTTATATCCCGGATGTGGATACCACATTCGAGAACGGGTATATGCACCAATGGTTCGGCCGCCGTATCGAAGTGGTCGTCCACATGGAGAGCAACAAGACAGTCATCAACATCGATGGCCACCAAGTCGCCAGTTTCGATGATCTGACCCTTTCGTCGTGGGGAAACATGCTTTATGCCCTGCAGATGATCTATAACAGGCTCTGCAATTCGCACCCGGCCTATACGTCGAAGGCCAAACCTATCGAGTCTAAAATCCGCAAACAGGCTACGGTATGACCCGGATCACTCGTCCAACTGGTGCAGACAATGTTCAAACAGCGACATCTGCCAAAACGAACAAAACGCATGCAACGATTCGGCGAATCGAAGTACCCGCAGATATTCGAAAGAGTCGTAGCATATCTCGGTTGAATAGTAGTAGTCGGCCTTCGGTGATTCGCCACATCTTACTTTCGAGATATGGGGTTTTATCAAAAACGATTTCAAAAAATTAGCCATTGCTTTCTTCTGCATTTCTGTCTCGACGATGGACATGTTGCCCATAGACACCTCGCAGCAATAACGATACTTTTTCATAATCGCTAAAATTTTGTGGTTGAGAGAACAAATATAGCGATTCTCCCGTGAACGCGCAGGCGTTACCCTCGGAGCGATACCGGCACGGGAACACAGTAAACGACGACAGATCGACCATGGAATATTACAATAATACGCTCTGTATATCGGCTCAGGAACTGAACGTAGTGATGTCCCGGGCTTGCTACGATAAAATGGTATATCGCCGCAAAATACAAGTCGCTCGGCCCGGCAAAGGGGCAGGGAATTATGCACTGGTAGTTGTTGATAGTCTTCCTAACAAATATAAAGAGAAAGTAAAAGAACTCTACCCCAATCTTTCGACGCTGCCTCTGCAGGAGTGGCTTCGGGCGAACTACACGCTCGACACCGAGGCGCGGAATTACTTTTCGGCCTTCCGTTTCGACAATGGCTCGGCTTTGCCGGTTGAGAAAGTCAACGAATATACGGTGAACGCTTCCGTGATCAGGGCGGTGTTGCGGTTGATGGCATCGGCCAACGCTTTGCGTCGGGTCGGCCGGATCGAGTGGGATTCCATGAGCGAAGTGATCGCATATTTCAAGCGGGAGTTCGGCCACACGCTACCCGAAAGCACTCTCCGCTTTCGTAAGAAGGTCGCCGAGTTCCGGCGCGAAGGTTATTCCTGCCTTATTTCCGGTAAGTTTCAAAACCAAAACTCCCGCAAAGTAAATTATAGAATCGAACGGTTAATCCTTTCACTGGATAGTCTGCCGGAACGGCCTTTCAATAAAACTGTTGCAGAACTATATAACTCGTTTGTTTGTGGCGACCTGGACGTTTACGATCCGGAAACAGGGGAGCTGTTCGACCCAGAGGAGTTCACAGACAAGGACGGCGAGCCGATCGCTTTGAGCGAAACGACCGTTGCCAATTACCTAAATAACCCGAAAAACCGTGTCTTGCGTTCAAAACTTCACGACAGCGCGTGGGATTTCAACAACCGCTACCGTCCGCACCACAAGCGTAAAGCCCCGATATGGGCATTTTCGAAGATCTCGCTCGACGACCGTGATCTGCCGCGCAAGATAATCGACGGGAACCGAGTTAAGGCTTATTACGCCTATGACGTTGCGAGCGGTTGCGTTGTCGGTTACGCCTACAACCGTCTCAAAACTGCTGATCTATTCATCGACTGTGTCCGCAATATGTTCCGGTTGATCGACCGGCAAGGCTGGAGCTGCCCGGCCGAGGTCGAAGTCGAACATCACTTGGTAAACAATTTCGCCGATGGGTTGATCCGTGCTGGTGTCGTGTTTCCTTTCGTGCGTTGGTGTAACCCCGGCAACTCACAAGAGAAACGTGCCGAGCACTTCAATCGAGTAAAGAAGTATGGCGTGGAAAAACGTTCACAAGTCGGCATAGGCCGCTGGTACGCCCGTTTGGAGGTCAACCGTCCGAAGGAAGAGAAAATATACGATGAATTCAATAACACTTACAAAGAGGCAACCTATACTTATGAGCAACTCGTGGCCGATGACATTCGGGCAATCCATGAATACAATAACACATTGCATCCCAATCAAAAACTCTATCCGGGGCTGACGCGCTGGGAGGTACTTTGCCATCACCAAAACCCGAACCTCGCTCCCGTAGACAAAGCGCTGCTATACCGTTTCATCGGCGAAATGGCACGCACGTCGATCCGGCGCAGCAAATATTGTCGGGTCAATTACGAAGACTACGCACTGCCCTCGCCGGAACTGATCGGGCGGCTCGCGCCGAACGACTACGCTGTCGAAGCCTATTATTTGCCCGATGAGGAAGGTAATGTTCCAGAGGTGTATATCTACCAGAACGGCTCTTATATCGCCACTTGCCGCCGGATCGAACCTTACAACGAAGCCACGGCCGAGCAGACGGACAAGGACCGTGAAGCCTATGCCGAACAGGCGAAGTACAACGCGCAGTTCGACGCTATGGTGAAGCGGGAGAAAATCCGCAAAGTACGGGTCCTCTCCGGTGGCGCTCCCGTCCATGAAGAGGCAGAGATCGTCAAGAGGGTTCCAGTGCCGCCTCCGGAGGAAACGGACGAATTCAACTTCGATATTGATTATACCGCATTGGCAAGACAGGAACTTTAGAACGACGATAAAACACTTTAAGATATGATTTCGAACGACATTAAAACCCGCATCGTGCTGGCCATATCCGGCAACAGGCAGAACTATGCCACGGACGCTAAACACGCCGTTGCGCTGGGCATTTCGACTTCGGTTTACAGCGAGATCAAGAAGGGCAACACAGCACAGAAGTTGAGCGACGCGAAATGGATGTCCATTGCCCGGCGACTGGGCGTGAACCTCGACGACGGTGCGGAGTGGCAGATCGTCAAGACTCCCACTTTCGAATACATCAGCTCGCAATTGGAACTGTGCCGCGTAAAGAGTCTTTCGGGCATGTTCTGCGATATTCCGAATATCGGTAAGACGGTTGCCGCGCAATACCATGCCAAGACGCACAAAAACGTCGTTTATGTGGACTGTTCGCAGGTCAAGACCAAGCAGCGGCTGTTCCGTTTCATCGCCCGCGAATTCGGACTGAACTCCGTCAGTCGTTACGCGGATGTGTACGATGATCTGGTGTTTTACCTGCGAACGCTCGATCACCCGCAAATCATCCTCGACGAAGTGGGCGACCTGGTCTATGAAGCGTTTTTGGAGATCAAAGCGGCATGGAACGGCACGGAAGGTTGCTGTTCGTGGTATCTGATGGGAGCCGACGGATTCAAGGCCAAGCTGGAGCGCGGTATCGAGTTCAAGACGGTCGGCTTTGCCGAGATTCGGAGCCGTTGCGGCGACAAGTACAACAGCATCACACCGCCCGAAGGCGACGAGCGCCGGAAGTTCCTGCTCGGACAGGCTATGATGATCGCCAAAGCGAATGCCCCGGAGGGTACGGACTTTCGGCAGATCGCCCGTCAGAGCGGCGGAAGTCTGCGCCGGGTCCATTCGTTGATCACCAAAGGAGAGGAGGCGTAATCATGCGGGCCTATTCACCCTCGGAGATCGAAAACCTGAATATCCCGGAACTTCCGCTGGACGGTGAATGGGAGGCTGCCTTCGGTCGTCCGTCCCGGTTCGAACGTTGGTTTGTCTCCGGTGATTCGGCCAGCGGGAAAAGCACATTTGTAATGCTACTGGCTAAAAAACTTTGCGATTACGGACGGGTCGATTACGTGAGTCTGGAGGAAGGCATGGGCCTTTCGTTCAAGAAGCGGATCAAGCGGTTGCAGATGAAAGAGGTTGCAGGAAGATTCAAAGTTGTGACGGGATTGAAAGTTAGCGACCTTATCGACCGGCTGAAAAGGCCCAAGAGCGCGAATTTCGTCGTCATCGATTCGGTACAATATCTCGACGTGCGGAGCTTTGATCGGCTGAAAAAAGAGTTGTTCGACAGGTTTCCCCGCAAATCGTTCGTCCTCGTGTCGCAGGTCTACAAAGGGAGACCGAAGGGAAAGATGGCCGATGACATCCGTTTCGACTGCGGCGTAAAAATTCACACGCAAGGGTTCCGGGCTTACTGTCAAGGCCGTTATGCCGACGATGCCGAGGCGTATTTCACCATTTGGGAGGAAGGTGCAGCGAAATATTATCTAACCGAATAACTAAGGACTTTGCCATGACCTACAAGCGATTTTACAAGTTATTGAACCGACTGCCGGTTCATGACGACGAGATGAAGGAACGTCTGGTATTGCAATATACCGGGGGGAGAACGTCGAGCCTTCGGGAAATGACCGCGGCCGAGTACGATACTATGTGCAACGCTTTGGATCAGTCGACGACCGATCCGCAGAACGAGCTCCGGAAAAAGAAGCGGTCGATTGTACTGCATCTGATGCAGCAACTCGGCATCGATACGACGGACTGGGCGCGGATCAATGCCTTTTGCCGGGATCGTCGGATTACCGGGAAAGAATTCAGGATGCTGACCTTGGAGGAACTGGACGCGCTGACCGTGAAGCTCCGCACGATCCGGCGCAACGGCGGGCTGAACCCTCAGCCGGTGCAATCGGTCGGGCAGGTCGAACAGCCCCGACCGCAGATTATCTTCATGCCGTCCGACGGCCTTCCTAACTGATGATGAATAATGAAAAGGAATCCATTTGAGAACCTGCGGATCGACAACCGTGCCGATCTTCCGGAACCGTGGTATGATTACCCCGTTCTACGGTCAGACGCATGTCGTACCGAAACCCTTTATACCTACAGATACGACTATGTGAAGATTCGGACCGGCCAACAGGACGGTGTATGGGTCGCAGCCACGGATTGGATGATCGGCGGAACGGGCAGCGGATACAATCCCGGCCGAAAATGGGGAGAGTTTTCCACGGAGCAAAACGCCCGTCTTTGGGCACTCGGCGAGCTACTGACGAAAAAAGACATATTGCCTTCTGCGGCGATAAAAACCATAGAAGCACACATTGATGGGATCAGACAGTACAAACTTTTCTAATCGGATAATCACATGAAAAAACTACCGCCTAAGCAATTGAACCTTCGCCCGTTTGTAGACAGGAAGGCCGCCGCACATGAAAACAAAATCGCATGGTTGGCTTTGGAAAAACTTTTTCCCGGCGAGGTCGTCGACCGGAAACAACTGACGGTCGACAAAGAACGGGTCAAAAACTATTCCGTTAAAATTACTACGGTCAGATACCGCGGAGAGATATTGTTCCGACGCTTTGTGACAAGTCCCGACGGAATGGAATTGCGATACGAATCCCCGATTTACGATAACCTTAATAATGAATAGCAATGAACGACAACGAAGTGAAAACAGTACAAATGACCGCCGAAGAAGCGGCACGGTACGAGGCATTCAAAGCCGAACAGGAACGGAAAGCAGCGGCTGACAGAGCCAAGAAGGATCGCGAAATTTACAGTCAGATGGTAGACGAGGAAGTCGAACAGGCGATACCGATACTCCGGGAGTTGAGCGGTGACATCCGTTCGGTCAAGGAGCGGGTAATCGACAACTTCCGTCAGATACTCGAAATGAAAGCCGACGTGTTGAAACGAACGAAAGACGGACAGAAAAGCCACACGTTCACCAATTCGACGGGTGATAAGCGCATCACCATCGGACGGTGCGTCGTGGACGGATGGCGCGATACGGTCGAGGACGGCATCGCCATCGTAAAGGATGCCGTTATTGGTCTGATCAAAGACGACGAGACGAAAGCGCTGGTCAATCAGATCGTGCGGTTGATAGCCCGCGATCAGGACGGGAACCTCAAAGCGAATAAGGTTCTTCAGCTCGACAAGCTGGCCGAGGAACTGAACAACGAACGACTTAACGAGGGTATCGCCATTATCAAAGAGGCTTATATTCCGAATTTCTCGAAAACCTACATCCGTGCGGAATGGAAAGATGACAATGGGATATGGCGGTATATTCCGCTGGGTATGACCGAGGCATAACGGCATCGACCATGCGGGGACAATAAATATAAACGACCCGCCTGCCGGAGTGAGACAATGCGGGCCGAGTGATTAAAGAAAGCCTTTACAAAAATAATCACAAAACCTGCCAAAGCAATGGGTAAACATCACATAAATACACTCCGGCGCATTCGTTTGGTTCTCGACATCGTGGAAAAGCACTACGAACCGGGCAACAATGCGAAAAATTATTATAAGGTTTGGGAGCGGTATGTGAATCCCGTTTACCCATGCTGCTACCGAACGATGCTTAGTTACCTGAAAACACCCGCAAGCGAACTGGAGAAGCTCGCTCCGATTGAAAACCATCGGCAACTGAAACTTTTTGAATATGGAAACGAACATTAAAACGATCCTGCTGGCCGTCCAGCAACGGCTGGCCGAACAGGTCCCCGAGCTGGCCTACATCGACAAGAACTGGGGACAGTTCGACTACGACGTACCTCCGGTCAAATGGCCCTGTGCGCTGCTCGATATCGACACGATCCCGTTCACCCAAACCGGTGGAGGAGGCCAGATCGCCGATGGGGCAACCGTGGAGATCATGGCGGGCAATCTGCGGCTGGTCAGTTCGTCAGCTGCAGCACCTAACAAGGCAGATGCCTATCTTCTCATCGAGTTGCTCGACAAAATTCACTCAGCCCTCCAGCGGTTCACCGACGGAACGTTCGGCCCATTGTTCCGCACGCAGATCAAGAAGGTCGCTTCAGTTCGGACAGGTGAATGTTACAAGGTTCTCTATCAAACAGCCTATACCGTTCCCGGCGTACAGGAAAACCAAAGCGTCGAACTGCCGCCGTCGTCCATTCGTCTGGAGATGAAATGAACCGACGAAAGAAGGGAGCCTCAGGGCTCCCTTTTCTATTTGATCCGGCTCTCCATGTACGCCTTGAGGCGTGCGATGATCTTCCGCCGCAGTTCCTCGGCGTCGCCCATGTACTGACGCTTGGGCATCTGAAAACCCCGGCCGCGTCCGGCACGGCCTCCCGTATTATGCACCTCCGCATAGAGCACTTTATCGTTACCCGCAGTCCATACGACCTCCTGCGGAGTTGCACGGGCGATCCGGACGCTGTTCATCAACGCTGCGGAATCTACCATGAGCGACCCGCGCCGCCGGGTCCCGGCCCTGTCTTTCTTGGCCAGCGGCCACGGGGTCCCGTCGAATCCTTTTTTACGGAAAGCTCCTTTGAAATAAGCCTCTCCGGTCATGGCTGCGATGTCGGCGACGTCCTGCATATCGATCCGCGCATCGTCAAGTATTTGCTTCGGTATCATTGGCCGTTTGTAAAAAAATCGTATATTTGGATCGAAGCACGCACGCCGGGGATGAATCATCCCGGCCAACCCTCGCGGATGATGGGGACCGGGCGAGTCCGGGCACTATACGGCGGCGCAGCGTGTCAGTCCGAAGTGGTTCGGTAACACCGAGACATCAACCCGTTGAAACAGTACGGGCGACTATCAGGAACCGGGCCGCGAGGTACAAGGGGAGCGTTGAAAGGCTCCCCTTATTTTTTCACCAGCAGTCCCCGCCGATACTTGAGCCGAGGGTCTTTCTCCGAAGCGATCTTACCGCTGCTTTTCGTCGTCGGCCGAATGGCTATTTCGAACCACGTCCGGACGGCGAGCGTTTTCCCGTTCTCAATTTTGCACACGACATCGATCGCTTTGCCTTGGTAAAAGCGTATATAGTTCAAACAATCGAACGCCGTACCGTCGTAATTGTTCAGCCACACCTCGTCGGGCTGTCGCAGAACTTCGGCAATCACATCGAGCAAAGGCACGCGCGCCGCGGTATATTTGCCCGTTGTGTGGGTTTTGAAGGTCCGTTCGGAGAGTTCTATCGTCTTGCCCGAAAAGTCCGTAAAACGGCCGTTTTGGGCGAACCATTCCGCAGGATCGCCCGTGAAAGGGACGAACTCCCGCGTCGCAGCCGCCAGCCGCTTTCCGAACGAAGGCAACCCATAATGCTGGCAATGGAGTTTACCGAGGAGCGAGGCCGCCCGGTCGGGGAATTTGCGGATATACATTTGGTTCGCCGTGAAAATCTCGGCCGTTTCGGCCCGATTCACACCCCAACCTTGGGCCACCGCCCGCTTCCATTCGGGGCCGGAGAGGAACTTCCGTACCTTTTCCTGTTCCTCTTTCAAATCGCCTTCGAATTCGTCGGCCATGATACCCTCCACCCGACAACGGTCGTTCCAGTCGTTCGGCGGGAAGATCTTCCGCCATGCCGGATCGGATGCCGGGAGAGTCAATCCGTCCAGCGCGGCATGGGATGGGCGCACCCGGTCGTCGCCTACGGTGCGATAGACCCAATAAGGGAAGATATCGGCTCTGCGGCGCAGTCGGCGGTAGGTGCTCGATGACTCGGCAACCTGTACGGCCGTGCGGTACTCCGTGCGTTGCCATCGGTCGTTGAACGTACGGGTGATCTCCGCTGCACGAGCTTTAAACTCTCCGTAACTTTTGCTCTCTCGGAATACTTGGTTCAACTCCTGCACCTCGGCGAGTGTTTTGGCTGCGGAGAAGTGAAACAAGTTTTGTTCGAGAGCTGCCGTATATACGTCGTCCGGTATATTATACTCGACCTCCGCTTCTATCGTTCCTGAAGTGTGTTTGAACGATGTCCGAACGGCATTTAAAAGATCGGAGGCAATGTATTCGAACAGTTCCGCATCCCAGTAGTCAGACTTTCCGGCTGCCACGCGCCCGATCAGCGCCTCGTCCCGCGGCGTGAGGGATTCGCCATCGGATGCCCCGCCCTGCGGGGCGCGGACGAAAAAAGCGTGTCCATCCTCGTCGTCTCCTTCGCCTTCCCCCTCTTGCCGTTCTCTGCCGTTGCTATCGCCATCATCATTGCCGCCGGACGGAACGGGGGACAATGCTTTTTTTCCTATAACGGCGATACCGAACGCATCCCGAATCCACTTCGGGTCGATGTCGTAATACTGGGATGCTTCGTAAACCATCTTCCAGAGTTTTTCCAAGTCTATCTCTTTGGTGATCTCCAATCGCAGGCCCGGTTTGAGAAAACCGATAGCGGCCAATGCCGGGAGAATCTTTCGGTTGAAAGACGACTCGATCAGTCTCTTGTCAGCCTTCACGACGGCCTCCATGAGCTTGGTACTGCTCTCCTCTTTCGAACGGTTGCCGTTCACGGTGTCTTGTCCGAGTACGGCCGCCAGATTGAGCAGCGAGAGCTGCTGATCACAGGTCGATATGAGATTTTTATAAACGTCCCCATTTGTGGATACGCCCTGAGCAAATTCAAAATTCTCCGTCGTGTCGATGATGAAGTAGGCCGCCGATCCGATTTCGCGCATCATCGTCTCGGCACGCTCCAGCATCTCGTCGTCGGTAGTGTTCGTCTTCATGACGCGGGGCGGTATGCCGAAAATCTCGCACAACTCGCTCCAGCACGATAGGGCGAACTTCTTGATCAGGACATACGGCACGGCCTTGTTTAGCAGTCCGAGGTCGCGCTTGCGGGGATATATCTCGACGAGCCAACGGCCGAATTCCGGCAGCAAGCGGTAATCTTCCGTCACCAGTCCTTCGGTGTCCGGGTAGAATTTTCCGACCTCGGGTGACACGTTCTCACGCGGTACGAGATCGGCCACGACCACCCCGTCCTTGTCGTAGTCGAATTCGATAAGCGAGTGGTTGAAGAACTGGGCTTCGATAATCAGCTTGACGAGGTTCTCGTACAATCCCGAATCCTTGAGTTTCTGCGTCTGCTCGTCATCTCGGCGGTCATTCCTTTTCAGCACGAATTCCGCGCCCTGACTCTTGCCGATACGAAGAACCGACACCTGCGAGGTCATCAGCGCATCGTCCATCACCTCTTCGAACAGACGCTGCAGTAATACCTGTTTCGGTTCATAGGTACTGGTCGCCTGCAGGCGGGCGCGTTTCCAGTCTGCGATGTCTTTACGGGTCACGGACTCCTGCCGTTTGATGACACGACGGATAATCCTCGCATCGTTTCGGCGGGAGGACTTCCCCGTAGATTTGGCAGCGGCCTCCGTAGCGGCCGCCGATTTTGTTTTATATCCGATCTTTTCCATTAGAACGAGTGTCTGAATTTGGGATTGGAACCGCAGCGCATTTTGATTCTGACCTCTCCCTTCTCGTCGGTCAGCACCGGCAGGTTCGGGGTACGGATACCGTCGGCTACGCCCTCCAGATATTTGATGACGCGGTCGTAACGCTCCTTCCATATTTCGTATATGGTTTCGACGTTCGACAATTTGATCAGATTCCACACGGTTACGATCTTCGTATTTTCCAAGACGAGCGCATTGCGCTCGGAGCCCTCCGCGGCGAAAATCCGGTCCGTGTCATACCGCGGCCGCAGGTAGGAGCGTACTTCTTCGACGGCGGCTTCGATAGCCTGCAGTACGATCTGCTCGTCGCCCTCGGTGATCTCCCCGACGATATGGGCGTACATGTGGCTTTTCAGTTCTTCCGGTGTCAGAAACATCAATCTATAATTTTTACCACTTGCGGCTGGCGCGATGGCCCACCGCATAGCGGTTGTTAATCTTACGTACAGAGTTGCTCAACTTCCATATTCCCCCTTCCAGCGCGTCGGGGGCGTCATCATTGATCTTGCTGCCTTTCTCGAAACAGAGAAGCTGTTCGACGAGCACCTGCATTCCCTGCGACTCTCGTTCCAGTTCGTTGAAAATGATGTCCCCGCGTTCAAACAATGGCTGCAGGGCTTCGATACGGGCGAATTTATCCGGCTTCTTGCGCGTGTCTCCGACGATGGGTATCTGGTAGCCGACCTTCTCACCGTACTTGCGGAACTCGTCGAGAAGCAGATCCTGCATGAATCCCGCCTCCATTTCGTAACGTATCGGATTATCGCCGACATAATCATGGATTTCGTAATGCCACTCAACCATCGTCGAAACTTTCGTCTGGTCGGCGTAGGCTTTCAGTAGATGATACTGTCCTTTAGGGGTAAGGCCGATTAGCATCGTCGCCTTGTAATCGGCCGTTGCCGATGATTTGAACGAAGGGTCGGTATAACAAATAATACCGCGGTATTCCCGCAGGTGCAACATTTTGCCGAAACGGATGTTTTTCTCCTCGAAAGTTGTCCCTGCGTTGACCGGATTGTTCATGTATTCACGCTGAAAACGGCGTTCTCCCATGAGGCCGCGCATTTCGGCAATCTCCCGCGAAGTATAATTTTGTGGCCAAGACGGAAGGCCCTTTTTGTCGAGTGCATTGACTACGGTATGGTGGAAACGAGGGTTATCCGCTAAAGTGCTGATGACCGAAGTACGACCGATACGGTTTCCCACTACGGCCAAACGACCGCGCCCCATCGCCATCGTTCCGAGCAGGGCTGTCAGCAACCAGTCCACCGCTTCGCCCACACGCCGGGGATTACGCACCAGTTCGTCGTCGTCGATATCATCCACCGCGATATAATTGGGCCGCAGCCCGCGCTTTTTGATACCGCGCGGAGACTGTCCGCGTCCCAGCGCGATGAACAGATCTCCTGTGGCCGTCGTAAACTCGCCGTTCGTCCATATTCCCGTCCCCCGTTGATTGCCGAAGTCGACGTTGTAGAGGTCATTGGATTCCAACTCCGCCTGCAGATCGCCCAGCAGACGCCGGGCCGCTTCCTGACTCTTTGAAACCAGAATCATAATCAACGGCCGGGCATTGGGCTGAACCTTTAGCCATAATGGTTGTAACAGCGAAATATGTGTGGACTTGGCATGACCTCGCGCCCATTCGAACAGGCCGCGGGCATTTTCGTGATCCCGCATATAGACCGCAGCATCGACCTGAAAATTTGCACACTCGGTCGTTGCAAGATGAGGAAAATAGGTGCTCACAAAGTACCTGTAATCCTTTTGCGCACGTGTAATGCGGGCCTTTCGTTCCCGCTCCGTTCCCTTCGGAATCTGAGCCGTCGAACGTTCGATGTCGTGGCAATGCTGAATCCATCGCTCCTGCGCCTCTTTGTATTTTCTACTGACCGATACCATTTAGGCCTCCTGTGCGGAAATGTATTCGATATATTTTTTGTGTAACCCGTTTATGGTCGTGATCAGTTCAGGCGTCAGTTCCTCGTCGGTCTCTGACCGCTGCATCATCCATTGCTCCAGGTCGATGATCACGTCGATAACTTCGTCTTTGGTGATACCTTTGGCGATACGTTTAGCCGAAGCCATGACCTTGGCGATGTTGTCCGACAGTTTGGTAATGCCGTCGATATCGTCCGTTTCGCCTTTGTTCAACTTGGTGATGATCAGTTCGGATATTTTCTTGGCCGCCAGCATCAGCGAATTGACCAAGGCAACCGACGAGGAGTTCTGCTCTTTGCGCCGGGCATCCCAGTCTTCCTCCTTGGCCCACTTGCTGACAGTAGCTTCGGTCAGTCCTGTTTTTGCAGCGATGATACGTTGTGTTTCGCCACTGAGAAACAAGCGGGACGCATAATCCCGGAGAACGTCCAATTCTCGCTTCGTTCTCTGCCTTTTAGTCGTTTTAGCCATTGACTTTCAATCCTTGTTTTCTTCGCTCGGCCAAGCCCGCAAACGGTCTTGTCTCTCGTCCGTCGAAAACATTCATAGTGATTCTATTCGGCCCTTTCGGGCGGTTTGTACAGCGCAAAATTGGGGTATTCACGCGCCTGATAAAAATAGAGTGTAAAGAATTTACATTCAATTTGTTGCTGCCGAATTGCCGGACGATATTTGCACCATGAACAGCGGAATGGAGCAGAGGCCAGCTCGTCAGACTCATTATCTGAAGGTCGGGGGTTCGAATCCCCCTTCCGCAACAATACCTTGTTTATTGGATGGACGGAACCGGGTGCCGGGTAGCAACGGTCGGCTTCCGAGCGATAAGATCGCGCAGCGGTGAGTTGCTACCGAGGTTAAGCCGCTGCTTTTTTGAGCAAATGGAAAAAACGACGTACATAGATTCCGTAAACGAAGCATCTCGGGAAGCCACCATGCGACTTTACGGGACCATCGGGTCGAGGGTGGACGGTGACTACTTCGCCCATGAGCTCGCATCGCTCGACCGGGACGATTTCGATCAAATCCATATCCGGATGAATTCTCCGGGCGGTAACGTCTTTCAAGGCATGAGTATCGTTTCAGCCATCCTTTCCATGAACACCCCCGTCTGCGTACATATCGACGGCATTGCGGCATCGATGGCCGCCGTGGTTGCCGTGGCTGCGGATCGGGTGTGCATGATGGACTTCGCTAAAATGATGATCCACGATCCCTATTTTTCCGGAGCGAACGAAAAGACGATGAGCCCCAAGCAAAAGAAAGCTCTGGCACGGCTTACCGATATGCTGCGGCAGATTCTTTCCCGCCGGGGCCAAGACGAGACGACGATGGCGAAACTGATGCGGGAGGAGACATGGTTCTCTGCTGAGGAGGCTCAGGCCACGGGGTTGTGCGACGAGATCACCTCCTCGGCCCGTAACGAATTTATGAATTTGAATCCGCTGCAGCTCGTTGCCGCGGTCGATGCAGAATACCAAACCAACAATCACGAAAAGATGGAAAAAATCAATTTGTCGGCCGAGGCCATCGTAGCTCTCGGAAGCAAGAGCGGCCAGATGGATGAGGCTGCCGTAAGTGAGGCGATCGTTGCGACGGTCGCCGCCAAGGACAAGGAGATCGCCGACCTCAAGACTGCGAAAGAGAAGGCCGATGCCGAGATCGAACGCTTCAAGAAAGAACGGGAAGATACCGTTGCGGCCGAAGCGGCAAGGTTCGCCGACGAGCTCATCAAGACGGGTAAGATCGCCGCCGATGCCAAGGATGCCGTCATCGAGACCTACAAGGCCAATCCGGAGAACGCCCGCAAAATCTTCGGCAGCGTACCGGCCCGCACCAAACTTTCCAGTCTGGTCGGAACTCAGGGCAGCGATGCGGGCAAATATGCTGCGATGTCGTGGGACGAACTGGACCGGGCCGGGTTGCTCGCCGAAATCAAAACCAACCACCCCGACCTGTACGAAAAGAAGTACAAGGAAATGTCCGCTTCGCTGCACATCAGCCGGGGATAACGCAGAATGAACGTCAAATCAAAACATTTTAGAAGATAATGGCATTACAAGTCGAAATCTGGGTGAAGTCCATCATCGAAGGACTGTTCGCCAACAACACGTTCGCATCCCGCTCGGTCGATCACAGCGAGTTCGTGAACAACAAAACAGTACACGTTCCCAACGCGGGGGCCGCTCCGAATGTCGAGAAAAACCGCGACACCTTTCCTGCCAAAGTGACCGAACGCAAAGACGTCGATCTGACCTATCAGATGGACGAGTTCACGGTGGACCCGGTACGCATTCCCCATGCCGACCAGGTGGAGCTTTCCTACAACAAGCGTGAGAGCGTTACGCGCCAGTCGCGTCGGAAGCTCGCGCAGGATATCTACGATTCGATCATCTACAACTGGATACCGGAAGGGGTAAAGGTGGTCGAGACACTCGGCGAGGCCGTTGCCGCACATATCAAAGAAGCTACGGGTAACCGCAAGCTGATGACCAAGAAAACGGTCGAGGAGCTCCAGACGCTTTTCGACGAGCAGGACATTCCGGAGGAGGGCCGCTGCATCCTGCTCGACGCCCGGATGTACAACCAGTTGCTGAACTCCATGACGGACGCCGAGCGCAACGGCTTTCTGGTATGTGCCGACCCTGCCCGCGGTGTGATCGGCAAGTATCTGGGATTCGACTTCTATAAACGTTCGAAGGTGGCGAAAGTCGCTACGGACGGCACGCTGAAGCCTTGGAGTGCGGCCAATGCCGCAACGGACTGCGCCGCCGGTCTGGCATGGCACGAGGACTGCGTGTCGCGTGCGCTGGGTGATTCGATTTTGTTTGACGATCAGGGCAACCCGCTCTACTACGGCGACATCATCTCCTTCCTGCAGCGTGCTGGGGGCAAGAGCATCCGTGCCGACAAGGCGGGTGTCGTACTGATCAAACAGGGAACGCCGACAGACTAAAATTCCGAAACCAATAGAGGAAGAGAGCGCTTAACTGTACGTGAGGAATGGAAACCTGGATAATCTACGTCATTGCACCCATCGCCATTGCGCTGGTAAGTTGGATTCTCGGCAAGAACGGACGACGGATCGACGAAACGTCGAAACTGGTAGCTCTCCTTCAGGAGGAGATCACCCGCCTGACGGCCAAAGTCGAAAAACTGGAGGCCAAAGTCGAGATCAAGGAGCACGAGTCGGAGCGCAAGAGCGGGATTATTCAGGAAGCCTTCCGCTGTAAAACGCCCTCCCTCAAATGTCCCGTACTGATCAAATTATTCGAATTCAACGATCAAAAAGAAGATGAGCAGAGGATTAAGAAACTGCAATCCGGGGAATATCCGCCGGAGTGCGACCCGATACAAGGGGGAGACGAAGAGTTCCGACCCGGCCTTTAAAGCGTTCGAGTCGATGCCGTGGGGTTATCGGGCGATGTTCGTACTGCTCCACACCTACCGGGTACGTAACGGATGCCGCACCTTGCGGGAGATGATCTCGCGCTATGCACCGCCTACGGAGAACCATACGGAGAACTACATCCGGGCCGTAGCTACGCAGGCTCAGGTGTCGCCCGACGAGGCGCTCGATACCCGGAACGGGAATACGATGATCCCTATTGTTGCGGCCATGAGCCGCGTGGAGAACGGAACACCCGCACAGATGGATGAAGTCCGGGCCGGTTGGGACCTGTTCGTAAAATATCCGGTATGATACGGTCGCAAATTTTCGCATTACTTCTCACCGTGTCGTTGTTCTGTGCCTGTGCACCCTCTCTCCGGACGACAGCGGTACGGAGCCGCGAACAACGAGACATCCGGGAGATGGCAATCCGTCAGGAGTTCTCAACCCGCGACAGCCTATTTTTTCGGGCCTTATGTGAAGAATTACTCCGGCGGCTCGACAGCGAGCGGGTGCGGAACCGGATCATCGGACAGGAGATCGAAACCATTACGCGGGAGTACGACACGAATCGTCCGGTCGATACACTGACCGGGAAGCCCCCCCTTCGACGGGAGACGATCCAGCGGCAACGCCTTACGGATTCTATATGCGAGGCGAGCCGTGTACAACAGACCGAGCACCGGATCAGAGCCGACACAGCATTCGGTGGCGAACATACCCGACAGCAAATCCGAGAAACCGGGGATATTTCACGGCAGGAAGCTGCTGAAACCTCCGTCGACACACAACGACAGCGGGGCCTTGCATGGTGGGGGTACGCCTTGTGCATCATCGGGCTGCTGGCCGTAGGTTATGGCTCTTACAAATTATTCAAACACCGTTAAAACAGCAATCGAATGGCAAAAGACAATAAACCCGAAAAGATTGTCGGAGAAGCTCCGGCCAAGTCCGAATCCGCCGAACAGCCTGCAACCGCACAAACGCAGGCCAAAGAGGAAAACTGCGAACAGCAGCCAGAATCCACTCCCGAACAGACGGGAGGGGAAAAGCAACCGCCCTCCCCGGCGACGGCATTCGCCAACACCCCGGAGGAGATAGCCGACCGCAAAACGGCCGCAGCTGCAGCCCGAAAAGAGGAAAAGAAGGAAAATCGCACGGAAAGGGAATCGGGGACTGAAAACCGCCTGGCAGCCGAGGCCGAACGAATCTTTGCCGTATATCCCGATGCCTCGGTCGTCTACATGACTTCCAACGGGTTCGGTTTTTTCAAGGAATCCGAAGCCCGCAACCATGCGAATACGCTCCGCGACAAAGCAGTAATCACCATAAAACGCAAGTAAATGTTACCGGGAATACGAATCATCTATGCCAACGGAGCGTTGGGACAGGTCGCGGCGATGGCGGACGGATGCCTCGGCATCGTGGCTTTGGGGGCAAAAGAAGTGACCGGCGAGGACAAGTTCAAGCTGGGTAAAGCGTACACGCTTCGCAAGCTCGCCGATCTGGAATCTTTGGGCGTGACATCAGACAACAACCCGAATCTGTACCGCAATATTAAAGAATTCTACGCCGGGGCGGGAGACGGAACGGAACTTTGGCTGATGGGGTTTGCCGAGAGCGAGACCTTTGCCAATGCCTTCGACAAAGACAACGCGACGGGGGCAAAAGCCCTGCTCAAAGCATCGAACGGGAAAATCCGCGGACTGATCGGGTTCAAAACTCCGGCCGGGGCCTACGAACTGACAACCACGGAGGGCCTCGATGCCGATGTTTTCACCGCGCTGCCCAAGGCCCAGCAGTTGGGCGATTGGGCTACGGATACGCTGCGGGCTCCGATCTTCTCGCTGATCGAGGGCTATGGCTATGCCGGCAGTCCTTCCACACTCAAAGACCTCACCGAAACGGAGTACAACCGTGTCGGAGTGGTGATCGGCGACACCACGGCTTCATCGAAAAACGCAGCAATGGGTGTCGTCGCCGGACGGATTGCCGCCTCGGCCGTTCAGAGGAAGATCAGCCGCGTGCGCGACGGCGCACTTCAGCCGCTGGTGCTTTACGTGGGAGACGATCCCGCCGAACTGGCCGATCTGGAGACGATCAACGACAAGGGCTATATCACTTTCCGCACCTTTGTCGGCAAGGCGGGTTATTTCATCACCGACGACAACCTGGCCACGACTCCGGAGGACGATTACCGATCACTGACCAACCGCCGCGTGATCGACAAAGCCTATCGCATTGCCTACGCACGACTGATCGAGTGGCTCAACGACGAGGTGCCGATATCGAAGTCCGGAACGCTGGTTCCCGCTTGGTGTTCGACTGTCGAGGCCGACGTCGAACAAGCCATCGAAACACAGATGACCGCCAACGGCAATCTGGGGAATGACCCGTCGGACTCCTCCGACACGGGTGTAGAGTGTAAGATCGACTACGATCAGAACGTTCTGGGCACTTCGCAGGTTAAGATCGGGCTGCGCGTCAAACCGAACGGATACGCCAAGTACATCGATGTGGAACTCGGCTTCAAAACCGCATAAAACGACAAAACAATGATTAACGGCAGAGAATACGGTTGGGAGGACATCACCGCCTATGCGGGTGGACGAGACGTGATCGGCTTCCGCTCGATCAAATACACGACCAAGAAAGAAAAGGAGGCTCTCTACGGCAAGGGCAACAAAGCTCTGGCCATTCAGAGCGGCAACATCAGCAATGACGGAGAAATCGGACTCACCCAGTCCGAAGTCGAGGCACTGGAACTCGCCGCGGGAGGCTCGTTGCTCGACATTCAGCTCGACATCGTAGTCGCCTACGGCGATCCGGAGAAAGGCGATGCCCCGACGATCCATAAACTGATCGGCGTGCAATTCACGGAAGACCCCCGCGAAGCTAACCAAGGAGATAAGTTCCAAGACCTCAAATTGCCTTTCGTCTTCTTGGAGAGGAAATAATAACCGCCCGGCTTCGGCCGGGCACAAACAAACATATCATCATGGATAAAAAGGAGAATCTTATCGGACAGGCAACAACCGAACAGATCAACGCATGGAAAGAGCAGCACGGCGATATTTTCGCCTTCAAAGTGGACGGCCATATCTGTTACCTACGCAAACCCACCCGGCGCGATCTTTCGTTCGCATCGAGTGCGGGCAAGAAAGACCCGTTGAAGTTTAACGAATCGTTGCTGCGCGACTGCTGGCTGGGCGGCAGCGAAGCGATCCGCCGCGACGACGACAAGTTCATGGGCGCGTCGGGACTTCTGGAGAAGATCATCCCCGATGCGGAGGCCGAGTTGGAAAAGCTCTAAAGGCTACCGAGGTCGATCCTGCGGAGAGACGTGACTGGATTCGGAAACTGGACACCCAACTGCGTTATTACCTCCATATCGACCCCGATAGCCTCACGGATTGGGAATGGGCCATGCGAGTAAACGAACTGTTGTGGATACGCAAGCAGGAAGCGGAAGCCGTCCGGCAGAAATAGCTGGCCCACAACTGCAAGGCTCGGACTGTCGGAAGATTTACTCTCGTGCGACGGGCAGCATCGATGGCCGTGTTGGCGTTCGCCTCGGGTCACTTTCTGCGAGTAGCGCCGTTGCCATGCACGAGGGAAAGAACCCCGCAGGACGGGCCTTTTAACTTTCCATATAGAGGATGAAAACGAGCAGCGCATAGAGCAGCGACCACCCGATGAAGATGAACCGTGCCTGCCACGGATGCCTCTCACGGTTCTTATACGCTACGGCAAAGGGCATCGCGGGTAAACAAATTAGCCCCGCAAGGACTTTGGGGATATAGGGCACAACGACCCGCGCGGCTTTCAACACGTAGAAAACGGCGGCTATGATGACCCAGATGGCTATAAGTCCTGTTACCATAGGACCAAAGTTACGAAGAATCAACTACAATGGCAAATGTTATCGAATATACGCTCTCTCTGAACGACCGGGTTACGGGAAAGTTGAATAAAATCAACATCACCAACAGCAAGGCATTGGAGGTTTGGGCGAAAGTCGAGCAGAGGGTGAACAGCGCGAACAGCACCATGCAGAAATGCGGGGTTTCGCTGGGCAGTCTCCGCGAGCGTGTCGATGCGTTGCGTGCCGAGCGCGAGTGGATTCCGGCCAGCAACATCAATGCCATACGTCGTACCAACATCGAGGTCAAAGCTCTCGAGAGGCAAATCCGCCAACTCGAAAGGGTGAACGGCGGCAAAATCAAAACCATGCTGTCGGATGCCTTCAACAGTATCCCGTTTGCCAATACGCTGACCAATCCCATCGTGATGGCCGGTATGGCGGGTTTCAAAGCGCTGGAGACAGGTTTCGAACGGGAAAAAGTACAAGTTGCGTTCGACGTGCTGCTACGTGGCGATACGAAAGCATCGGAAGCGCTTCGAGAAGAAATCAGGCAATATGGCATGATCACGCCTTATATGACGGCCGATCTGCAGGAAGCCGCGAAGATGATGCTTTCATTCGGTATCGCACAGGACAAGATTATGCCCAACATGAAGGCATTGGGCGACATCGCAATGGGTGACAAGAACAAGCTCAATTCCCTGACGCTGGCCTTCTCGCAGATGACTTCGGCGGGAAAACTCTCGGGCGAAGATTTGTTGCAGATGATCAATGCGGGTTTCAATCCGCTTTCGGAGATATCCCGCAAAACGGGTAAATCCATCGGTGTACTGAAGGACGAAATGTCGAAAGGCAAGATCTCGGCCGATATGGTGACGCAGGCATTCTATTCGGCGACACAGGCCGGGGGCCAATTCTACGGCATGACCGAAAAGATGGGACAGACGGCCGCGGGCAAGTGGTCCACACTTCTTGGCTTGGCTGGCGATAAACTGTATCAACTTTACGGGATTATCGAGCCGTTGGTCATCCCGGCCATGACCGTTCTGGAGTGGATTATCGGCCTTGTCGGAAAAGGCATCGATGCCTTGGCATCCGCTATCGGATGGGTTTCGGAATTCATGCAAAAGCATGTGACGGTCGTTACGGTGTTAGGGGTGGCACTCGGCATACTGGCGACCTCCATGTTTCTCGTGACGCTCCAATCCAAGGCAATGGTCCTTTGGGCGGGAATCGTCACCACAGCGAAATGGGCATGGGCCGCAGCACAGAACGGACTGAACCTCGCGCTGCTGGCGTGTCCCATGACGTGGATCATCGCCGCAATCATCGGGCTGATCGCCGTTATCAGCTACGTCTGCTACAAGGTACAGGGCTGGGGAACGCTGTGGGATGGGATCGTAGGATTCATGAAGTATTCGTTTTTAGCTTTCGTCGAAAGTGTAAAGCTCTATTTCAACACGATGATCAACGGTATTATGATCGGGTTGGACAAGATTAAACTCGGATGGTATAAGTTCAAAGAAGCCGTAGGACTGGGAGACAGCGCCGAAAACCAAGCGGCCATCGCCCGAATCAATACCGATATCGAGAACCGCCAGCAGGCGATCCTCGAAGGGGCGAAACGGGTTGCGGATAATGCAGCCAAGGCTAAAGCATCGCTCGATGGCATTCACCTCAAATGGGATTCCGAACGATCGCTGGGCGACGTCACCGCAAAGCTGAAAACCTCGTTAGGGATCGCGTCTCCATCCCTGCCCGGTATGAGCGGGGAACTGGCGACGAACACGGCCGGAACCGGAGGCGGAACTTCCGGTAGCACTACCGGGGCCGGAGCCGTTTCGGAGATTGCCACGGGAGGACAACGTTCCTCGACGATCCACATCACGCTTGGGTCGCTGGTCGATAAACTGATCTTCGAGGGAGGCTACGAGGGTTCGCGCGACGACATGCAGCGCGAGTTGGAAAACAGACTGATTCAATTATTGCAAATGGCCTCTACGGCACGATAAAATGGGTAAGGTATTTTTCAATATCAAGAAAGCGACCCCGGACGTTGTCGTTTCGTCGGAAGGATTGCGTAATCCGCTTCGTATCCGGACGACACAGGCGCTCGGCGGACTCGGTGCCGTTCCCCCGTATTTTCTCCTGCAGGATACCGATACGATCCGGGATGTAGATGCCGATGAGATACGAGCGGAAATGGCGACCACCGGCACGGTAAATTCGGTTATGCCCCTACGGCTCAAACGCACGACTGACGGTGTGACGAATTGGTTCACTTTCCCGCTCGAACCGTGGGTGTCGGTCAGCGGTAAAAATGTAATTGTGCGGCGCACGATAGCCAAAGGCACAAACACGGGAACGGTTAAGGAACGGTGGAGTCAGGGCGACTATGAAATTTCGATTCAGGGCGTATTTATCGCTTCCGGGGACAAATACCCGTCGGAAAGTATGCGACGACTGCGCGACCTGTTCGATACGGCGGATCACCTCGACGTGGAGCATGAAGTTCTGCTGTTGCTCGGCATTACACGCCTTGTGATCGAGAGCGTCAGCTTTCCGCACACGAAGGGTATGCAAAATCAGAACTTCGAAATCAAGGCATACAGCGATTTTCCTGTCTCGCTTTTCATTCCGGTTTAACGACGTTTGAAATGTATTCGATGAACTTCGACATAGTGATTGGAAAGTATCGGCTGACGGCACTCGAAAAGGCTGCGATCAAATGCAGTGTCGAAAATCTGGCAGACACCGCCGATATCACGCTGCCGGGAACGCTTTTCAACCGGACGCTGGAGATCGAAGGTAAGATTGCCGAAGGCGATGCAGTCCGAATCCTTTTGGGATACGACCAAGTACTGCGCGAAGAATTCGCTGGATATGTCAACGAGATAGCCACCGACAACGATTCCGTTCGCATCCGTTGTGAGGATGAGCTATACAAATTCCGCAAGGACCTCAAAGACCGGGTCCTGAAAAATATAACGGTGAAGGCGCTGTTGACATCGGTAGCGCAAGAAGTCGGAAGTTATGAGGTAGAGTGCGACTACGACTTCACGTATGACAGTTTCACCATCCATGCGGCGACAGGTTACGACGTATTACGCAAAGTGCAGAGCGAAACCAAGGCCAATATCTACCTGCGGGGGAAAACCCTGCACGTTCATCCGCAATATGCCCAAATAGGAGGGAAAGTGGTCTATGACTTCGCCGTGAACATCGAAAAGTCCGATCTCAAATACCGGGACGCAACAAAGCGGAAATTCCTTGCCGTGGTCGAAGGTACGGATGCCCGAGGCAAGACGATCCGCATCGAACGTGGTACGACGGGCGGCGATAAGTTCACGCTCAAGTTACCGGGGGTATCCGACCGGAAATCGCTCGAACAACGGGCCGACGAAGAGCTGAAGGTTCGGGCTTATACCGGCTATGAAGGCTCGTTCACAGGATGGCTCGAACCCTACGTCGAGCCGACCTGGCTGGCTGAGATACGCGATGGAGAGTATGAATACAAAAACGGAAGTTATTACGTGTTGAGCGTCGAAACGACCTTTTGCGATAAGGGAGCGAGCCGGGTCGTCACTATCGGAAAACGTATCGAGGGAAATGGATAACGCATCGAAAATAAAACAATTGCTGCAACAGGTCACGGGTACGGAACGCCCCCGATTCCTGTTCCAACCGATGGAGGTCGTGTCTGTTGACGGCGATACCTGTCGGGCACGATTAGGCGAATTGGAACTGCCGGATGTTCGTCTGGCCTCCATTGCAGGCGGTTCGGGTGAGGGTTTGTTATTAAAACCCGCCGTCGGAAGTATTGTTTTGGTGGCCGACCTTTCGTGCGGCGAGCTACGCGAATGCGCTGTGGTCGGTTATTCGGAGATCGATTCTCTGACATATCATCACGGGGATACCGTTTTTGAAGCGGACGGGACTTCCGTTTCTGCCTCGGTGGGGGAAATGCGCGTGAAGGTCACCTCCGAAGGTGTAGAGATCAACGGAGGGGAGCAGGGCGGACTGGTATTGGCCGCAGCGTTACGCCGTTCGCTGGAGAGTATCCAGCGCTATTGTACGACGATGCAGCAGGCTGTCGCTGCAGGACTTTCCGGAGTCGGAGCGGGTGCGGCAGCCAGCGGTCCCACAGGAGCGGGTATCTTTTCCGAACAGATGGCCGCCGCAGCCATTACTATCGAAGAACTGGAAGACAAAAAAGCAACGCATTGACAATGCCAAAGAATATCGACATACTGATCGATCCCGATACGGGCGACCTGCAGATCGACACCCGAAAAAATAACCAAGGAATCTATGCGCAGGGGCTGCAAATCGGAGAAGTAACGGTCCAAAATCAAGCAACTATCCTTCAGATGATGAAAGGAGAATCGAAGGAGTACCCGACCCTCGGTGTCGGTATTGCGAATATCGTCAATGATCACGAAACTACCGGATGGACCCGTGAAATCATCGAACAATTAAGGACAGACGGCATGCAGGTGAACGAAGTGGAAATAGATATGACAACCCAAAAACTGACAGTCGATGCAGAGTACAGTACGAAATAACCAGACCTTACTGGACGTTGCCGTGCAGGAGTGCGGTAATGTCGAATCGGCGTTCGAGATCGCCGAACGCAACGATCTTGCACTGACGGACGAACTTCAAACCGGGCAGACGCTCGATATCCCCGTGACAACTCCTTCCTCGGAAACCGTAGCGCAGGAATTGGCAGCGGATGGAGTAAAGCCTGCGACAGCACCCTCCCCCGAGGACATAGAGATGGCTCCTTACGGCGGGATCGGATATATGGGAATCGAAGTAGATTTTGTTGTAAGCTGATGGCTGATGGCACGGACAATTGAAGAGATCAAAAAGGACATTACCGCCGAATTCATGCGGAACGAGTATGTCGCGGAGTCGTTCGGATTCACACCGGGAGACAGTTTCACGGCGCATTTCAGTAAGGTATCCATTCTTGGCATCCTGTTCTACGTTTTCGCCGTAGCCGCGTGGACGTTGGAAAAACTTTTCGACAGCTACCGTGCGGAGGTGGATGCGCGCATCGACGAGATTATTCCTCACCGTCCGAAGTGGTACCGGGACAAGGTGCTGGACTTCATGAAGGACCATGTGCTGATCCCCGATACGGACCGTTACGACACGACGGGCATGAGCGAGGATGCCATCGCGGCGGCGAAAGTCGTCAAACATGCCGTAGCATCCGAAAGCGAGGATGCCTCGCTGCTGACGATCAAGGTCGCGGGCGAAGAGGGCGGCCGTCGCTGCAAGCTCGACACCGAAACCGAACGGCAACTGGCGGCCTACATTGCCGAGATCAAAGACGCCGGAGTCCGCCCGGCTCTGGTGAATGCCGATCCGGACCGTTTCAACTGCGAAGTCGACATTTACTACGATCCGATGCTGGTCGCCCAGACGGTCGAGACCGCCTGCCGCGAAGCGATCCGGAATTATATCGAAAATTTACCTTTCAACGGCGAATATACCAATATGGCGCTCGTCGATACGCTCCAGAGCGTCGAAGGGGTCCGGATCGTCGAGTTCAAAGGCGCTTCAACCTCGCCCGCCGGCGAAAGCATCACGACGGCCATCGATGCGCGGACGGTTCCCGTAGCCGGGTATTTCGTGATGCAGGATGTGAAACTGACCATGACGGCTTACGATGAGTAAATACGATGTAAAGTTCAAACGGTTGGCCCTTCTGCTGCTGCCGACCTTCCTGCGGCGACCGCTCATCGCCGCAGTGGCCTATGCCTCGGTGATCCCGGTGCAGTACCTATACGTGCGCTTCATCCGCTGGAAGCAAGATACCGACTACCGGCTCAACAATAACGGGCAGGTATGCTACCTGCGGGCCGTATTGAACGATATGTTCGATCCGGGACTGCGGCGCATCACCATTTCCGACACGGTGGACAACATCGGGTTTATCACGGTCCATCATCGGGACGAAAATCTCGAGAAGCTGCTCCCCCGCCGGGATAGCGGACAGGTGATGATCGTCAACCGGAGGGGATTCAGCGGCGTATCCGCCTATGACTTTTGGGTGAACATGCCTTTGGCCCTTTACGGCGAAGTCGATACCGACCGAGTCAGGGCTATCGTCAACCAGTACAAACTCGCATCCAAACGATTTTCAATAACATTCGCATAGCAATGAAACAGGTACACGGACGCTATTTATTGCAGCCGAACAAAGATTTCCCGCTCGATTGTGAAACCTTCGACGCCCTGCAGACCAACATGCACATCATCTCCATCCTCGGCAATATCGCCGGGGATAAAGCGATCCTGCTGGGATGCGAACCCGAGGAAGGCGGAACGCGCCGCGCTGCCGGATACGTGTTCCTCCGCACTCAGGCGCACCCCGAGGGGGAAGTGCTCTACTGGGAAGGCGGAAATGTCGCGGGGGGCATGTATCTCAAAGAGGAGGTAACCGGCGTTACGGCTCAGGGGTACGAATATCCGCAGGCGTATGTGACCCGGTCGCTCGCTCCCGGCATAGGCAGTGAGAACTACGACTGGGGATCGTTCAAGACCTTCAAGACGCCCGCCCAGCTCGACGAAGACAATCAGGCGCTGGGGGATCAGATCGCACAACTGGAAACGGTCCCGCTGGGGGTCGTACAGATGTGGGCCGGTAACATCGGTAAAATCCCGACCGACAGATACCGCCTTTGCGACGGCAGCACGCTGCCTGCGGAGGAGTACCCGGAACTGTATGCCGTGCTGGGGAACCTGCACGGCGGTGTATCCGGATCGACTTTCTGTCTGCCCGATCTCCGGGGACGGTTCATTGTCGGTTACAACCCCAACGATAACGATTATAACGCCATAGCCCGGAGCGGAGGAGAAAAGACCCACGCTCTGACCGTAGAGGAGATGCCCTCGCACACGCACGGACTGTTCCTGCAGCACAGCGGTACGCGCTTTACCGGAGGAGGTAAGGCCAACGAGCTCAACTCCGGGGACGGGAAAACCGACGCGACGGGCGGAGGGAAAGCACATGAAAACCGTCCGCCTTACTACACGCTCGCTTACATCATGCGCATCAAATAACAACCAACTTTAGAGAAGACCACAATGGCAATTCGCAGCATCGCACAACTAAAAGCATGGTTCAAACGGGGCCTGTACCCCACTCAGGAGCAATTCTACGACTGGCTTGACAGTTTTTTGCATAAGGAGGATAAGATCGCACCCAGCTCTGTCGAGGGCCTGACCGACCAGCTCAACGGCAAGTATCCTGATGCCGATGGTAAACTCCTCGAGCAGAAAACCGCCGAGCTCGAGGACCAGTTGAACACGCACGAACAATATTCGGAGGAGAAGTTCGGAACGATTTACGACCGGCTGGACGAACTGGACGAAACGAAGATCGACAAGGCCGTGATCGGACAGCCCGGCGGTGTGGCCGAATTGGACGATACGGGTCACGTACCGGCATCGCAACTTCCGTCCTATGTCGATGACGTGCAGGAATACCCCTCCCGTTCCGGTTTTCCCGCAACGGGGGAAGCAGGGAAAATCTATGTAGCCACAGATACCAATCTTACTTACCGCTGGAGCGGCTCCGGATATGTAGAGATCAGTCCTTCACTGGCTTTGGGCGAGACTTCGGCCACGGCTTATCGTGGAGACCGGGGAAAAGCGGCTTACGATCATTCGCAGATCAAAAGCGGCAATCCACACGGTACGACCTTTGCCAGCCTGCCGGATAAGCCTGCGTCCCTGCCTCCGGGTGGCGCAGCCGGTGGCGATTTGGCCGGAACATATCCGAACCCGACTATCGGCGCAGGAAAAGTGACCACCGCAAAGATCGCCGACGGTGCCGTGACAGCCGCAAAACTGGCAGAACAGTATATTGTGAACCGGGGTGCTGTTTCGGATTTGAATAAAGCCGTGACCTATGGTTTTTACACCTACGATGCGACCACGCAGAATACGCCTACTTCTTACGGCAGCGTCATTGTCGTCGAAGGAACCGGGAGATCAGGAAATTGGATACAGTTGGCCTTAGGATATTCTGCGGGCAATGTCAATCCGTCCGTTTTTGTCCGTTTCCGGCAAAGTCTGGAATCTTGGAGCGACTGGGTTAAAGTATGGAAATCCAATGATTTCAATCCGGACGACAAATTCGGCTTCAGCGCCGCTCAGTTATCGGATTTGAACAATGCCCCGAACAATGCCTTCTTTGTCGGCGCACACAACGCGGCGAACGCTCCGGTTGCCGATAGCTGGTCGAACGGGTTTACGATTGCCTACGGGAATAATCCGGATTTCCGAAAGCAGTTTTGCTATGCAGGCGACAAGTGGTGGACAAGAGGTCGAAACGGTACAACGTGGTCTGCTTGGAGCCAGATTTGGGATTCGGGAAACTTCACCCCCTCGTCTTTCGCTCAAACCAAAAAGGAGACCTTTCCCAGCGGCGGAATAGACAACATTACGGATTCAGAGTTTACCGGGAATATACAGGCGCATTTCCCGGGTGAAGAATATTCAAGCATCTGGCAGGGGGAGGATTATCAGGGTACGATTCTGCAACTCAAGTTGCGGGACTATGCCAACGTGCAATCCATGATGTACCGCGGAAACAAGACAAAAACATGGAGGAAGGTTTGGGATTCGGGAAATTTTAATCCGGACAGCAAATTTAACAACCTTGAAAATGTTAACGACAGTGATAATGTCGTGGGCAATGGTTATACCATCACGGAAACCGGATCATCCTTTAGCGGGCCTTTCCTCAAATGGGGTAAGAAGGACTATATGATTGAATTCTTTACGGGAAACAATATCAACGACATTCGGATTCGCAGCATGTTTAATGGTGTGTGGGGCGACTCCGTTAAAATGCTCCACTCCGGTAACCTCGGCAATGCGACCACTTCCCAAGCCGGGCTGATGTCGGCGGCGGATAAAACCAAACTGGATGGGCTTTCAGGCGGTGGGGAAGTGAATATCCCTCAGGGCGGAGAAGTAGCTATTCCCGGATGGACGTTTAACGGGAAGCAAGTCTATGCTCAGCGGTGGAGAACCTCTTTAGGAAGTGGTTTTAACTCTACGATTCAATCCAATATCCAAATGTCAGAAGTTATCTCTCTTTATGGATATATTATAAAGAGTGGGATAGCCTATCCTATCGGAAGTTCCGCATGGGATCGTTCATCGGGTGCTGACACATTCAAGTCTGCGTTCCGCTATGGTGAGGGAACCACTAACCTGTCGGTAGAGTTTTGGCCTGAAAGTCCGAATTCGATATGTGAAGTTTGTGCAATTTACACCAAATAACAATCAACCTTTTCAAACATTATGACCAAAGAAAACCTTTGGCAGATCATCATCGGGATGATGGTGACTGCAGTTTGTGGAATTATCCTGAAAATGGCCGTGTTCTCGTTCTTTCCGGCGCTGATCGTTGCGATTGCATGGGCCGGGATCAAACAGACATCCGGCAAGGAATACAAGGACAAGAGCGGCAACTACGTGAAACCGAAGTTCTGGAAAGACTTTGTACCTGTGATGGCCGGGGCACTCATCATGTGGGCCATTGTAATGATCGGATCATAACTCGGGGGAATTTTCGCCCGGACGAAATACAAACCGATCGGCCCGTCGGTCGTCGACCATGAAGCGACACATATGGCTCCGATCGCCGACACGTCACCACCGCAAAAGTATTTCAATGATTCGATAAATGATGATTCAAGGGGGATGAAGAAAGCCCCCGGCCGTAAGTAGAGATCTCACCCACATACTTACGCAAACATGCGCCAACACGCACAACCGAGGGCTAAACCTTTGGTCGCGTGTTGGCGTTTGTGTTGCTGTATGTGAGTGAGATGCGACAAAGATAGATATTCTTCACTTTAAAACAACATTTGAATGGCATTTAACTACAAGGAGCAGTATGGCGTGATCGTCATCTGCAAAGATGAAAAAGAACAGCAGGAGATTTACGAACGTCTCCGTGCCGAAGGTCTGACCCTTAAAATCGTGACGGTATGAGAATCGAGGTAAAACACCGTTGCAGTGACTTCGATAGCTACCGGGCTGCGCGGGTAAAAAGTCTTTTCAACGCTGAAAACGGTTGTAATTGGGAACGCACGGCCGAACTCCCCATTGAGGACATGGAGTGGAAAATCGGTCTTATCGTCGGCCCTTCCGGCAGCGGTAAGACCAGTATCGGCAGCCGTATTTTCCGAAAGCCTATTTATGACCTTTATGCAGACTGGGACAAGTCGAAACCCATCGTAGACTGCATAGCCCCGAACGGGGATTTCAATGCCGTAACCGGGGCACTCTCGGCCGTAGGGTTGGGAGACGTTCCCGCATGGCTGCGGCCTTTTCATGTACTGAGCAACGGCGAAAAGTTTCGTGCCGGGTTGGCCCGGTTGGTCTGCGAACGGCCGGAACACGCCGTCGTCGACGAGTTCACCTCCGTAATCGACCGGCAGATCGCTAAAGTGGGCGCAGCGGCTTTCGCCAAGACTTGGCGACGCGGTACGGGGCAAATCGTGCTCTTATCCTGCCACTACGACATCATCGAATGGCTGCAACCCGATTGGGTTTATGACACGGCGGAGGCCCGGTTTTACAACCGGGACTGTCTTCAGCGCCGCCCGCCGCTCGAACTTCAAATTTATAAAGTCCGGGGAACTGTATTCCCCCGACTGTTTAAGCAGCATTATTATTTAGACCTTCCAGCTCCGGTAGCCGCCGAGTATTTTGTCGGTTTCATCAATGGAGAACCGGTTTGCCACCTGGCCGTTGCTCCGCTGTTTACGGCTGGAGCTTATCGGGCCACGCGGTTGGTGGTCATGCCCGAATGGCAGGGAATCGGTGTCGGCACGAAATTTCTGGCCGCCATATGCGACTACCATCTGCAGGGGCGCGGCCGATGCGGCAAGCAGTTCCCGGTGTTCTTCCATACGTCGCACCCGCAATTGTGCGGAGCTCTCCGGCACTCTCGGAAGTGGGTACAGACCGCCGCAAGTCTGTACGGGACCAACAAAGCCAAATCCCACAATTCAATGGCAAAGTCGGCTCAGAAAAAAGGCTGCACAAGTCGAGCGGACTGCGGTTATGGCGGCCATTTCCGGGCCGTACAGGCATTTAAATATATAGGGGATAATGGTTGTTAG